TTATGGATCCTGTGAGGGTTTTCGTTAAGAATGAACCTCACAAGCTAGAGAAAATTGCATCAGGTAAAATTAGATTGATTATGTCGGTCTCTATAGTAGACAAGATGATTGAGATGTTGCTATCTCGTTTCTCTTGCAAGACCAATATAGCGAACTGGAAGAATATCCCTTCTAAACCTGGCATTGGTTTTGATTCAGATGATAATTATCATATGGTCAAAGATATGCACAAGGTACTAGCCACTACACGCATGTGTGGTAGTGATGTTAAGGGATTTGATTTCTCTGTTCGTGATTGGCAACTTATAGATTGCGCAGAAATGTCTATTAAGCTAACAAAGTCGCAAGGTAAAGTCGATGCAACTGCAATGTGGGCGCACGTGATGAGAGCGAAAGCTTTATTACAGTGCAAGCCTGTGTTCCAGTTTTCTGACGGACAACTTGTTGCCCCAACTTACGAGGGCATTGTTTGCTCTGGATGCTATAGAACTAGTGATGGAAATTCCATTATGAGGGTCAGGTTGGCGGATTTGCTCGGAGCGCACGTAGCCAAGGCTGCTGGAGATGATTGTTTAGAACAAGAAATAGATGATGCGTTTAGAAAATATCTGGAATACGGATATAGATTAAAAGTGTATGATTCTATTAATGACTCTGGCGGCCCTGATGGATCAGGTAGGACCTTTGAATTTTGTAGTCATGAATACTCTTTAGACACATATACGGCTAAACCCATGAATGTGGAGAAGATGGTCATGAATTTGTTACATCAGTCACCCAAGGATTTCCTTGAGTACAAAATGTATATGGTTGGTTTCTTAGATGAAATCAAAACCCATCCGCATGGTGTGACGATTCTGCAAGATTTGATTGATGTAGGGTTTTATGAGGTGGAGGGGCCTCATTATTCAGTCACAAATGACTAGAAAGAAAAACAATTCCTCGAAAACCACTGCGCCTATTCGGACAGCGCAGAATTTAAATAAACGTCCGAAACGAAAA